CTATGTTGAAATTTATCACCCGGACAAAGCCTCACGTTTTTTCAGAGGTCATTTATCATGTACAGGTATCAACCCTATTAGATATGGGCTACTTGGCGAAGCTGAACTACTACCCGATGAATCCGACCGGATGGAATGAACTCAATTTGAAAGTAAATACCACTGGTGCCGACTATACAGATAGGTCAGTCCAAAGAGAATATGAACGGATAGACTTCTACGGTTATCTCGTTCATATCGTCCAAAGGCTGATGAATCCCAAAGCCGGAGGAAAACGGAAGGGCATTTTGGTCTTTACCCGTTTTTTGAAAGAAGCGGAACGGTTAACGATGTCAATACCTGGTTGCGCTATTGTATCCGGTGATACTCCAAAAGCCACTCGTGAAATGATTCTCAAGCATTTTAAGGCAGGAGAAATATCTGTTGTTGCCAATGTCGGGGTATTAACCACCGGCTTTGACTATCCGGAACTTGATACGGTCGTAATGGCACGTCCTACGATGTCACTGGCCATGTGGTATCAGATAGTCGGTCGTGCCATCCGCCCGCATCCTTCTAAAGAATGTGGTTGGATTGTGGATTTATGCGGTAACATCAAACGTTTCGGGGAGGTGTCGGACTTACGACTGTTTGATAGGGGTAACGGTAAGTGGGCAGTTTATTCTAATGGTAGACAATTAACTAACGTAAGATTCTAATATGAAAAGTATAAAAGAAGTAGTTAAGGACATTGAACATATACCGAAATGCCTGAGAAGTGGAGAAATAAATCTGTATTACTTAATTAAATGTTTATATGGCACGAATAAGGACGATAAAACCTGAATTTTGGGAAGATGAAAAGATTGGTAAATTACCAATCCCGTGCCGCCTTTTCTTTATTGGTTGTTGGAACTTCGCTGATGATTTCGGAGTTATCAAAGGTAATGCTGCATTACTCAAATCTCAAATATTCCCTTACGATGAAAACTTACGAGTATCTGAAATAAAAAAGTGGATAGATTCCTTAGTGGATGCCCGGATGTTAGTACCTATTATTCACGCAGAAGAAAGCTACTACTTTATCCGCACATTCCGTAGTCATCAAATCCTTGATAAGAGATACGATAAGTCATATATCGGTAAAGAAATAGCAAAAGATTTGATTAATAGAGCTTTAAATGATAACGTCGTGAACACGACGTCAACACCACGTGATAACGACGTGTTCACGACGACGGAAAAGGAAGAGGAAAAGGAAGATAAGAAAGAATCTCCTAACGGAGATAAGAAAGAAGCTGTCGCTTCTTCACCCGCTCCTTCAAATCTTGATTTTCTAAAATTTAATGATTGGTTGAAACGGAAAGCTCCTTTCTGTAGTAACCCTAAAAACTTCTCTTCTCAAATTACGGAAGCTGAGTTCCTAAAACTCAAAGAGAAATATTCCGGTAAACAGATTGCTGATGTCATCGAACAGATAGAGAACCGAAAAGATTTACGCAAACGATACACCAACCTTTATCGGACGGTGTTAAACTGGGCAAAGAAAGAATATGGATACTAACGTACAATTGCGCGATGAAGATGCCGAGAAAATGGTTCTAGGCACTATTATTCTTCAACGCAATGCGTTTGAAGAAGTGAGAGAATTACTATCGGAAGAATCTTTCTACAATCCTTTTCATCAGGAGATATACAAGGCTATTCTTCAAGTGGTGTCATCTGGGAACAGGCCTGATATGATAACGGTCAAAGGAAAGCTTGTTGCCAATGGTGTGAAGTTTGAACTGGTGGAGTATATGAAAATTGCTTCTAACAGTACTTTTGACTTGTATCAGTATGCAGCAAGACTTCATGACTTGGCCATAAGGCGTAAGTTCTATGTCATAGGTCAATATCTCGTTTCAAACTCTTACTCGGAAGCAGAGGATATTCTTGATGTTACTAATTCTGTAAGTGATGAGCTTGCTTCTCTTTTCAAATCTAGCAGTACGACTGTCACGACCATTAATGATGGGCTTGAAAGTGTTTATAGCATGATAAATGAAAATCTATCTGGTGATAGACCAATGACCGGAACTCCTACCGGATTTGAAAAGATAGATGCTAAGTCGGGTGGTTTGCAAAAATCGGATTTGATAATTATTGCTGGAGAAACAAGCATGGGAAAAACTAGTCTGGCAGTGTCAATGATGCGAAATGCGGCTGATTTAGGAACTAAAATTGCCATGTATTCCATGGAAATGAAGAAAGAGCAGATAACAGCTCGTATTCTTTCTATGGAGAGCGGTGTCCCTGCCAATCAGATCATGTACTCACGCTTGACAGATTCGCAGCTACAGGCGGTTGACAAAGGTATTGGCAAGGTATCAGGTAAGGATATCTACTTTGATGACCGAAGTACTTCCAATATTGACACTATCATTTCGTCCATTCGCTATATGAAGTTGAAATATGGCATTGATGGTGCTATAGTTGACTACTTGCAGATTCTCAATGTGAACATGAAGGGAGCAAATAAGGAACAGCAGATGGGAGATGTGGCAAGAAGGTTGAAAAACTTAGCGAAGGAACTCGATATCTGGATTATAGCCCTTTCCCAGTTGAATAGGGATACCATGAATCCGGTTCCTACGTTGGCACGGCTTCGTGACAGTGGACAAATAGCAGAAGCTGCCGATGTAGTCATTCTTATCTATCGTCCCGAAGTAACTAAGAAATCCTATCCAAGCGATTTCTCAAATGTGGAAACGAAAGGAACAGCAATGATTGATATTGCCAAAGGTCGAAATATTGGATTGCTACGGTTCATCTGTGGGTTTAATGCCGCTACGACTTGCTTTTATAATCTTGACTCCGTTCCATTATCAGGAAGTAGTGTTGCTGATGTGGAAGACGATAATCCATTTTAAATGATGAGAGTTACCATTTATTGGGAAACAAGGCATCTTGATCCCAAAGATATACCAAGAATCAAAAAGAGAATCAGGGATAAGTTTAATATCCCGGACTATACTACCGTGAACGGTGAGACTCCTTGTAATATCAAGGAAGAAGATATGGAACTCCTTAAAGAGACAGAAAAACGAGGATTCATTCAAATAAGAAACAAGTGAAATCATGTTAGTAGGAACAACAAATCTTAATACAACGCTCAACTTAACCTATGTGTTGACAGATGTTGTAGAAACCCTTCTCTATGACTTGAGAAGTGAAATGGGTAAACAAGGCTATGAACTGCGTTACGATGCAAAACGTAATTTCAACACTGCAATAGCCGCTATCCGTAAATTAAAACAAGATGACAAAACCCAGTTCTCCACTCAGGAAAATTTCGGCAACGACTCCGATTGTCTTCTTGCGTTTATCAGGTTGTTAATTGACAGATGTGGAGATGATGATAAAAAGATGTTTGAATTTTATAATTACATCAAGCGTTTTCCGTCACAACTTGGTCTCAATCTATCAGACGAAAAAAGTACGTTCGCTCATATTTTCAAAAGTAGTGAGGAGCTGGATTGGTTATGAGAGTGTTGCTAAACATCCTCCTTCTCCTAGGAGTTAACATCTTATTTTATCTGGTAGTCTACGCAATATCAGACTACTTAATGGATACAATTAATTAACCTTGCAAGTTCTTGAATGATTATCAAGGATTTGCGTATAACAAGAAAGAAAGGAATCAAATGACACATGGAAGTTTGTTCAGTGGTATCGGTGGATTCGAGTTAGGTGCACAAATGAATAATATTCCCACCTTGTGGAATTGTGAAATAGAAGATTTTCAAAGAACCATCTTAAAACAAGTATTTCCAGATACAAAGCAATATGAAGACATCAAAGAATTATCAAAACCTGGATACGTCGATATTATTAGCGGCGGTTTCCCCTGCCAAGATATCAGCATTGCCGGAAAAGGAGAAGGTATCACCGGCAGCCGTTCCGGATTATGGAATGAGATGTTTCGAATTATACGGGAAGTTAGACCTAAGTACGTGCTCATTGAAAACAGTCCAATGCTGCTTATTCGAGGATTCGAACGAGTCTT